TTATTCGGGATCTTGACCATCTTCCGGGTATGCGGGTGTTTCAATTCGAAGCATTCCCCGGAGGCAATGGCATTGATATCGTCCGGCCGCATCTCCCACGTGGGCCGCTTCAAACCGAATATCTTGTCATCGGTCCGGCTGGCGTCGTATTTCTTGCAGGTGAAGTCATCGACATACCGAAGGGAGGACGTTGCCCCTATAAGCCCGCGGTCCCCGAAGCGGGACGTTATGCGGCGCTCAAGCGTTGTATAGATTCGGTTCGCGTAATCCGCGACGTCCGTTGCGATAAAGAACGACGCCTCGTCCACGACGGCCATGAAAATATTATAGCCGATCGGTGCCGTTTCAGAACTTGACCCGGGAAAGATAACGATATTCTTCGGAAAGCGTAGCTCGCTGCGGATACTGGGGTCCGGCGCGGCGTTAGTCTGGAACCAGGGCGAATGCTCCACGCGGGAAAGCATTTCGCCAAACACAACGCGCTTCGCCTGGGTTGCGGTCGTTGAGGTGTTGATGATACAGATTGCGGACTTCGGAACCAGCCCGAAATGCGATTGCGGATCCTTGAGGCAAAGCAACCAATAAACGACGTAGACGAACATGCAGGACACGGCCGTTGACTTCCCGCCACCAATACCGAAGGCCAACACAAACTCTGCGAAAGCAGATAGCCGCTTGCCGTTCGGCGCTTCCTCGAAAAGCTGTCCTAATAGGTTCCTAACTTCGGGCCATATTTGCGGGCAATCGAGATATGCGGGATCAAGTACGAATTTCTCAATGGACACAGGCGCGGCCACAAAATGGCGGTTGTCAAAGAGGAATGCGAATTCTTCCTGGCTGTACTTTCCGCTGGTTGCTTCTCGAAAGATTTTCTCGCGGCTCTCGTCTTTTTGCGCATCATCGGTCACAGTCCATCGTCCGCGGCCTCGGTCGCAATCTCAAGACGCATGCTTTTCAGGATCGCGCTGAAGGCGTCCTTGTTCATGTGCTTCGAGCATAGCGGCATGAAGTGATCGCCCTCCACAGTCGGGCAGCGCCAGGTCAGGTCGCCGCATACCTCGCACCCAAGAGGGAGCATAAGCTGGCCGTCAAAGCGGACCATATCGAGCGCCCATTCCTTGAAGCAGGCCAGGGCTTGCTCTTTCGTTTCGTGATGGCCGCGCCGGTCCCCGGCCTTGATCGCCTCAAGACACGGGCCGACCGGCATTGCTACGCCGAAATGATCGGTCTTTGTCATGTCCCAGCGCTTTGTATCGCCTTTTCGTTTCGGTGAGTAGATTTCCATTATCTTTTTCCTTTCGGAACCAGTTCTAAGATTGTGTCAAAATCCACTTTTAACGAAGCTATAATCCTTTTTCGCATTGGCGATTTCATAGGCTGGCGATGATGGATCCACTGCGAAATGTAACTGCCAGTCGTGCCTATTTCCTCCGCAAATTCTTTTTGCGTTTTGAAGTCCATACTTGATACAGCCCGTCAAATATTCCGTCCTGGCCTGGATAATACCGACAAAACCTGTCAGCTTGTCTTTGAACTTTTCTCCTAAATTATATTTGAACATTTTTAAACTCTCCTGTTTTGGGGCCGTGTCCTTGCAACGGCTCCGGCCTCTCACCGGCATCGGGAAGTCTCTCCCGCCACAAGGACACGACGTTCAGTCTAATTTTTATCTTCCGGCCCTGCGTCCACCACGGCCACGACCGCCGCCTTTGGGCTTTGCATCGCCCTTACTTCCGACGCGAGGCGTTCCCCCGCAACTTCCCTTTTTGTCTGACATTGCTTCCTCCTTTTTTCCTTATTGCCCTTCGCCTATTCAAACTCCTACAGCGACTCCCGCAGAGTAAAAAATAAGTAGGAACGGCCACACCAAAAGAAAAAGGAATGTCACGGTTCCCCACACATACAGGCGATCGGTTTCTTTTACGATTTTATTTTCCATCGGTTCCCTCTCTTTTTTTCAGCAACCCCGCGGCGACGAATTGCTCGCGCATCTTCTCGCGTTCCTCCGACGACAGGGCGTTCAGGTTTTCGGTTAAGACGTTCCCTTGAATACTCGTTACGCTTAACGAATTCACTTGCTGGCCGATCTGCTGGCTTACAAGAGCCTCGTTCTTTAGCTTCCCTCGAAGCTGGTAATACGTCCGAAGCGTTGACGGACAGCCCTTGATAATATTATTCATCATCGCATAGGCGACGGTCCCTTCCTGTTCGGATAGCCAGGAATCGCATTCCTCGGAAAACCATTGCCGGAACTCCTTGTGATTCTTCATGTGATAATAAAATTTCGCGCGGTCCACACCGGAAATGCGCTCCGCTTCCATTTTGTTACCTTTGGCCTCCTTTGTCAGCATGGCTTGAACAAACTGCTCGAGCGCGAGAGGTGGCCGGTATTCGTTCGATTTTGTTTTATTTTGCATTTCCATAAATTGCGTCCCTGTCGGCGTTTACGTGATTACAATACGTTACAACATATTTCTTAGCCATTTCTGGATTTTTTCTATGAAGATATTCAAGCGCATTACAAACACGGCAAAGAACATTTAATCCCTCGGCTGATCTCTTTCCAGATAAAATTCTATCCATCGGAGCCGTTCCACCAGCTAGTTTAAACTCCTGTCGATTTCCTTACCGTCGCAAATTATTTTAGTGCCACCTATGTGATTCAGGTATCTGTCAATCACAACGTCAACGTAGCGGGGATCTATCTCCATTCCGTAACATATTCTGCTTGTTTGCTCACAGGCTATCAGGGTGCTACCGCTTCCTAAGAATAAATCCTGCACCATCTGGTTCGCCATAATTGTGTAATTTATAGCCCTTGAAATTAACCCAACTGGCTTGGCTGTTGGATGATTCTTGTTAACTTCTCGTCCGAATCTCCAAACATCACCGTCTAATGTCTTTTGCCCACCAAACAAACCGTAATATAAAATAAATTCGTGCCTTTTGTAAAACTTGTCGAGATTCTGTATTCTTGTTTCCTTATCCCATACGATGCAAGCCTTTGGCTCCTTACCGTGATCAATCATTCCTTTTTCAAAAACAGAGTAACTTTTCCAATTGCAACAAATGTATAGGGGGCAATTATTAATGAGAACTAAATTTAATAGCTCGCCTATCCCCTCTTTGGTAGAATCGCCAGCTATTTTTTTGTGCTTCCCTTTAATGTCTTGATAATTTATCCCATACGGAGGATCAGTAAAGACCATATCAGCCTTCTGCCCGTCCATCAACCGCCCGACGTCCTCTGCGCTCGTGCAATCCCCGCACATAACCCGGTGCTTTCCCAGCTGGTAAATCTTCCCGCGTTCCGACCTGGCCTTCTCCGGGACGCTTGGGACCGGCGATGATTCCTCTTCCGGTTCGATCTCGCTTTGAAAGTTCCCGATATCCGCGTCGCTGAAACCCCAATCCTTCAAGTCGCTGACTTCAAATTCGTTTGCGAGCTTACCCCAATCCCAGCCGCCAGTATTTTTATTGCTACGAATTAAATACTCCCTAGATTCCTCTTTTGTGAGTGCGCGCGTAGGGACACGAACGTCGATAATTTCGTCACCCCGGCCGAGAGTTTGCATTATTTTTAACCGCTGATGGCCTGCAAGGATTTGATTGTCGGTATTAATTGCGGGTATCTCGACAAGATTGAATTTTAGGAGGGATCGCTTCAATGCTTCGACTTGATCCTCCGTCATTTGACGAGGATTATTTTCATAAGGGATCAGATCATTGATTTTTCTTTGTTCTGTCTTCCATTCGATTGATGTCATATTGTTTATGACAAGGCACGCAAAGGCGGACCCAGTCTTCCTTTCGTCGTTTATATTTTCCAGATACATTTGCCCAATGAATAGTCCGACATGTCATTATCCTTTATCGGTCATTTCCAATAATTGCTGAATCAGTTTGCCTGGCCAATATGTGAAACATTTCGTCTTACTTATAAAATGATCGGATCTTGGCCAGCGTGCTGCGAGCATTTTTTATAAGCGATAAGGTTCACCGTTTCCTTGTTTTGCCTATACGGGAAAATAGGTGATTGATTGCTCCTTTTGTTTTTCATCTTCTCAACGCATTCGACGCAGATCAGCGCTTCCGATATTGCCAAAATCCCCAAATTCTCGCGGATATTCGTTCCTCGTTTGTTAAGGGTATCTTCTTCGTCAAGGAATTCCTCATTTTTTAGGGTCTTTTCGCTATCCGGTAAATTCACTTCCCGGATCCGAAGGGCAATCAATTCCTGATAGGCTATCCGAATTGCAAATAACTCTTTCCACTTTTCCGCTATATCCATATCTTGCTACCTCCGGTTAAAGTGACCGCCAAGACCACCCCCGCGATCCCAGCGGTCACACTTCAAAATTAAAGCATTTCCTCAACGAACCCAGGCCGATCGAACTCAGACAGCAGATCCGCGACTCGCCGTTGCTTCCCCCACATCCCTTTTTCAGTGAAGAAAGTATTCATTTCTTGAAGGAACTTCTTATTTGATCGGTTCGCGAACTCGACTTCTTCCCGGCGCTTGAAATATCCTGGATGATTCGTAAGCATTTTCCGATACATTTCTGATCTCGCCGATGGAGATTGCCCTTTTGTGGCATCGTATTTCTTGAAGGCTTCGGCCAGTTCGATCGGGCGCGATGGCTTTGGCTGAAATTTGTAACCATTGAAAATGTCCGACTCCATCGCTCGGAGATATATTGCCAGCAACGTATCCGAGAGCGTTTGCCCTTCCCTGTGAATTTTCATAAAATCATTTGAGCTTTGCCCTAATTGTCCTTTTACTATGTCTTTAATTTTAGTAACCATTTCGCCGCCTCCTGGCCGTTTGCTCCCGACCTTTTGATGCCTCACAAATCAGGTCTGCATTTTCGTTAATGTATTTCGAGCATACACTTTGGAAATATGGGAATGTCTGCGTGACCGTTTCCCCATTCACACGGCCAGCGCATACCGAGAAGATCTCCTTCACGAAGTCCGAATCACGGCACCATCCCCTTTGATTGAAAATGAAAAGCATTTTATTATAAATCCTGTGCTTTGCTGCTTCGTTCAGATCCAGAACCGGGATATTTGAGAGGTCAACGCGCCTGGGATCTTCGGCCTTTGGCTGTTCGCTTTTTGGCTCTTGAGGTAAAGAGTCCGGCGACGCCGGATCTTTTAAGTCTTTATTTACTTCTTTATCTTTATCTACGTTTACTTCTTTATCTACTTCTACATCTAGGGGCGGCTTCGGTGCAACCCCGTTTTTATAAGCCACGTAATTTAAAAGACTTAGCTTTTTGTTATTACCGCTTCCAGTACACTTTAGCTTGGGAAAGCGTTTCGTGAGTGTATCGAAGGCGTGCTGTAGCTGTCCTGTACGTGCTCTGACACCGTATCGTACCTGGTAGTACCTCGGGTCCAGCGGCGCTAAATTGTTGTTCATGTAAATCGTGTAAAGGATCATCATATAGACCATCTTTTCGAAGTCTGTGCATTCGACAATCCATCGCGGGTCGTTTCCTAACTCTTCAAATAACGGTGCAAACTTACCTCGGATCTTTGACATTTATCACCTCGCAAAAGAGGCCATCCCCTCCGGGCAGACGCGGGACGCGCCTTGACGCCGCACAAACAGACGGAGCCCTTTTAGGGATGGCTTTAAGAGTAGGATTTGCTGGTATTCCGTTTGTTGTCGTCATGACAATGTTTCCTCGATTTGCATTATATACCTTCGGCCAGGAAAGTCGATAACTTTATTTATCTTTCTGGACTTTTACTATGGTCTTTATAAGCCTTTGTAACGTATAGACTTACGGCGAAAGATAATCCTTGCGCTTTTACCTCCGGTCGGGTAATATACTTTATAGGTTAAGCACCGAATGAGGAATGCCGATAAAGAAAGTAACCGAAAGGAAGTGCTGAAATGGAAAAGATCACAACGCGGCCGATGCTTGAAGCATGTGCCGAAGATACAATACTAATCCACGCCATAGCGCGGAGAGTTTGCGGTATAGCGATCGGTGCCGACTTGCTTGATATAAGCATGGACTTGACCGCCTGCCATTTGAACGGAAACCCTCTTAAACTAAAAGCGTTACTTGAGGCAAGCGCTAACGACTTGCTTCACGATGCCGCTGGAATAAAAAGGAATCTCGACCGAGAAACGGGCTCATTGACGAATTTCTTTTCTCCGCGCTTTTCAAAATAGGTGACGAAATGAAAACCGCATTCAAAACACGCCGTGGCCGCGTCGTAGAATTCGAGAGATCCGAAAGGGTATTCTCGCTCCGGCCTCGTGAGAATTTCTTAACCGCGCTTTGCCGTGTGTACTATCCACGCGACCACAAGCGCCACAACCGAATGAGAGGGAACGGCCATGCCAAGACGGAAGCGAATTAAAAACCTTGAAGATTTACGCGACGCAGTATTCTGCAAGAAAGCAGTACATGTTCCAAAGTCTGCGGCTTGGAAGAAGCGATGCCCTGCGGCGTTCATCATTCATTTGCCTGGAATACAACTTGCTGGGCTTTTTAGATCCGGAATGTACCTCTACGAGAAAGGAAAAGACAATGGATAAAAGCGGTCCAGCGTTTCCGAGGAGTCGTATGGTTGATGAAAATGGATATGAAAGTGATGATGGGGCTAGTGGCATGACGCTCCGGCAATGGTACGCGGGGCAGGCGTTGAAAGCTCTTGAAGATCCAAAGGATGAATGGTTTCAGAAGCTAAGCCCACAGGACCAAGCAGACCTTAGGTCTATATGGTCATTCCAGCAAGCTGATTCCATGCTAAAGGAAGGCGCCAAATGACGGCCGAACATTACAGATCATTTTGCGAAAAGCATAAGCGCTGGAAGGAAGTCGAATCCCAAGCGGACGGGGATTCGGGCTATTACCTTTGCCCGGATTGCGAAGCCGGGATGCCAGCTTATCAGGAACGCTGCTCGTATTGCGGCGCCGGTATAAATGAAGGCGCGGGCAGGTATCGCGCTGGACGGCCCGGAAGCATCTGCGAGAATTGCGAAACAAACAAATTAAGCGCTTGCGGATAATGGCCGATAAGGTATAATGGTAAATCAAAAGGGAGGTGGATGAAATGAAAAATGACTGGTTGATGGCTCACGAGGCCGTCAAATTTTTAGAGGATCACAAGTACAAACGCTCGATGCAATGGTTCAAGACTATGGTTCGGCTCGGGCGAATAAAGCGGCAGAAGAAAAGAGGACGGAACTTCTTTCAGGTTTCGGAATTGAAACAGGTGATCAAAAAGAAACTGAAACTCAAGGTCGTCGTTACCGCGCTGTCGGCGATGATGATCTGCGGATCCGCTTTCGCCGGGACGCCTCAGTATTTCGATGCCGTGGTTGACTCGATTTATCTCGCGGAGGGCGGAGTCCTTGCCAGGAAACCTTTCGGAATCCTATCGGTCCCATGTGAGGGATTCGACGATTGCCGGAAGATTTGCTATAACACCGTCCGAAAAAACTGGACGCGCTGGCAGAGGGCCGGGGCAGATGGACCGTACCTTGAATTTCTCGCGCGAAGGTATGCTCCGATAGGTGTTGCTAATGATCCGACGAACCTGAACCGTAACTGGCTGAAAAATGTACGGTATTTTTTGGCAAAAAACGGAGGGCTCCGTAATGATGAAGAAAGTCCCGCCACTCGGTAACACGAAGTCCGCGAAACTTGCCGCGTTTTTCTATCGGCAAATTTTGAGGGATAACCTTACGCCGAATATTGAACAACGGCTTTCCAGGTTAGAGGGTATAGTCCTTAATTTGTATCGGACGAATGAGCAATACGGCCTTTACAATAAGATCCTATATCGCAAATACAAAAAAGAGTACATGCGAACGCGCGGTAAAGGAAACAAGAAGCGCGCTCTAAAGCGAGTACCAAGATGATCAGGGCCGGGACGATCATCGTCTGTCCTAAATGTAAAGATTATCTATTTGTGGTAAGTGAAAATTTCCACGGCCATGAAATAGAAATCAAGTTTATGATTTTAGGCGATAGCATCCCGGAACCAGCACCAGGAAAGCCGTTCGTTTGTCCGAAGTGTTCGGCCTACCTTACACGATGTTTAATCACAGATCCTAAAGAAATGAAGTCATCCCTTGATATATTCACCGATGAAGGCTGGCTTCAAACGATAACCGAGAGAGGTTAAAATCATGGTACAAGAAACCGAAATCACCAAAGCAGAACCGACCGAAATTCAAGGAAAGACACCCGCCGACTTGATTCATCTTGCCGTGACTTGCAATACGGATCTCGACAAACTTGAAAAGGTCATGAACCTGCAGGAGCGCTGGGAAAACACCGAAGCAAGGAAAGCCTACGTTCAGGCGATGGCGAAATTCAAGGAAAACCCTCCGAAGATAGTCAAGGACAAGGCCGTGAACTTCGGCGCCGGGAAAGCCGCATTCAAGCACGCCTCCCTCGCGAATATCTGCGACAAGATCAACGAGGGCTTGAGCGCCCAGGGCTTGTCTGCCGCATGGGACACAAAGCAAAACGGTGGCATTACTGTAACCTGCAAGATCACGCACAAGCAGGGCCACAGCGAAGAGACAACGCTTACCGCCCAGGCTGACACGTCCGGCTCTAAAAACTCCATACAGGCCATCGGAAGCACGATCACGTATTTGCAAAGATACTCGCTCACAGCTTTGACCGGCCTTGCCGCTGGCGATCATGAGGACGACGGCGTAGGATCCGAACCCGCGGCCGCACCGAAAGTAATCGACAATGCGCAGGTTGGCACGATCCGTGATTACATTGCGTCGCTGAATGCAAGCGAAGAAAAATTCCTAAAATATATGGGGATTCCAAGCATTGAGGAAATGCCACAAGCCGCATACCAAAAGGCAATTAACTTATTCAAAACGAAGGAGAAAAAATAATGATGGTAATTGTTGATTTAATCCAAATGAGTCCTGAGTGGTTCGCAGCGCGCGCCGGGATCCCCACAGCTTCCGGCTTCGATAAAATAATCACAACCAAAGGTGAGCCGTCAAAGCAGGCCAAAAAGTATCTTTACCAGTTGGCCGGGGAACGGATCACTGGAATCAAAGAGGAAGGCTATCAAAATGCAGCGATGCAGCGCGGAATCGAACTTGAACAGGAAGCGCGCGAGTTTTACGAATTGACCCACAGCGTCGATATCCGGCAGGTGGGTATCTGCTACCGGGACGCGAAAAAGAAAATGTCTTGTAGTCCCGATGGTCTGGTCGGCGACGATGGCGTGATCGAAATCAAATGCCCGATCATTTCGACGCATGTCGGCTATCTTCTCGACAACAAGTTGCCACTCGAATATTTCCAGCAGGTCCAGGGGCAGCTATTCGTCACCGGCCGGAAGTGGTGCGACTTCATTAGCTATTATGGTAGCATGAAGCCATTGATCGTCAGGGTAACGCCTGACGTCGAATTCATCATGAAGCTGCAGGTCGCGCTCGATTCGTTCTGCAAGGATCTCGAAGCAGTCACAGAGAAAGTCAGGTAAGCGTATGCCAACGGTCAAAGGGAAGGTTCAGAAAACAAAGATCACAGACGGGCATTTCATGTGCCTCTTGGTCCTTAATGGAAAGCTTCCTCGGGACGGCAAATACGTTACGCTGAAATGGGGAAGCAAGCGGACCCTCCCACAGAATGCCCTCTACTGGGTTTTCCTGAATTGGCTTATCGAACACGCTGAGCTGAAAGATCAAGGGCATTTCTGCCCGGATGCCCTCCACGCAAATTTGAAGGCGCACTTCTTACAGGAGAAGATTTTAGAGAAGGACGAATACCCGGACAAGGAACTGGCAACAACGACCCTTCTGAATAAATCGGAATTCTCTGAATACTTCGAGAAGGTCGATCACTTCATGCAGGAATTTTTCGAAATCGATACTTCCCCGTTTTGGGAAGAACACAAAGAAAATCACACATAGGAGATTGCCATGGAAAAAAATGTAAATGATTTAGTGACGTACTCAGTAACGGATGCATACCTCGAGCAAATCAAAAAGGATTACCTCGCTTTGAAAGTCTCAGATGTTGACGACAAGGA